CTATAAAAGTCTTCTCCTGTTTGTCTATACTTAACATTGTCTATCTCTTCTGAGATGGGTAGTGTCATACCATAGTGTACTTCGTTTTCCATTAGTGTTTCCTTTCTATTTTATTTTATTTTTTAATTTAGTTAAGTACCATATTGCTTTGCTTATATCTTCTTCAGGTTTACCTTTGTGTTTATATCTAATTAAATACTTCAAAGCATTTCCTTTAAGATAACCTAAGAAGTCATCCTTTGTCATTGACATCTCAATGATATCAATAGCTTCAACATCTAACATATTATAATGAGAAGGACTATTTACTGGATCTTCTTTAGATGTACTTGTAGAGTTTCGCTCTTTCATTCTCAATGTCTCCTGAGTTAATAACATTAAAGGCTAGAGTCCTAACCTTGTCAGGAGGGAATCCAGCCATGTCACACACTACTGTAAAGTCTTCATTAGTTACACCAACATCTTTAAACAACCAGTTGTGTGCTTCTTTTCTAAAAGTTTTTATTGATGAGTCTTCACTTGTAAGTGTAGGTTTAGACGCATCTAGTATTGCTCTAACTATTACAGCAACGTATAGGGATCTCGAAGGTTCAATCTTTGTTAAGTCATACAGAGATCCTATACTTACTTGTTCTTTAATCTGTATCATCTATATACTCTTCAACTGGTCTGTAAAATTTACCACCTACAAAACTATTGTAGTAGGCTGGTTCATCTGAACCTTCAAGGGTACTTGATAATACATTGTACTTCATTTGATAGTAGCACTCATAGTATCGTAAGCTTCGTTTGTTTTTAAACTCAGCTATAATAACAAACTTAAAATTATCTTTGCCTAACTTTTTAATATCTTCAATAAGATACTTGGAAGAACCCATGTATGACTTCCAGTTAGACTCACGTTTCTTCTTACCTTTAGAGTAGTTAAAGTATTGCTTACAACCTATGTAAGCTTTCTTTGTTTTAATATTAGTTATGCAATAAACAAAACCAAACTTAGTTAGGTCATGTTTTTTTTCATATAACCAGTGCATTACCAGTTGGTTACCTCATCAACTTTAGGTTCCTTAACCACCTTAACCAAGTACGTAGTACCTCTTGAATATTTAAAGGCACGTATTCCGTGACCTTGATTAGAATCAGACCAACACTCTCGCTTATGACTACAATAAACACAGCCAATGGGAAGCTTAAGATTACCAGACTCGCCATCAGGTATTGCATTATAACACCTAGCAGGAGCATTCCCCTCACTAACCAAACCCTTAAGATATTTAACTCTTTCTTTAGCATCAATCATCTCCATCTGATGTACAGGTGTAAGACATATTTCACCACTTGACTTATCTATGACAAGAAAAGCTGCTTGGTTCACACCATTAGCTTGTGCGTATGCACTGATCTGTGCTATGTAACCAAACGGATCATCGTTTATTAAATTATTTTCTTTAAACTTTTTAAAAGCAAATCCTGATGCACTCTTACAATCAACTAGAATATCATCTATCATTGAATCTTGATGTCCAAGAACACCTTCAACACTTACTTCCTTTTGTTGGTCAGTAACTTTATGACCAGCAATAGAGGAACATAGTAAAAGAAGTTCTTCTAATATATAGCCATATAAAAACTTAATACGTGTACTAGGCTTGAGATCTTCTATCTCTTTCTTACTATTAACATCATACCATAACTGTCTGTCAGGTTTTCCTATGCCAGATAGTCTAAGATTACCTCTGGTTCTAGGACTCTCGTACATAAATGCTTTGATATGTACTTTAAGCATCTCTCCAAAGGTATCTATATGTTTATCCACTTCCTTTTCATCCATCTTAATTGGATCAAGAGAAAACAAACTATAAATATCTTCAACTAATGTTTCAATATTTTTCATGTTTTAAAAAATAGGGGTAGATATACACACATACCTACCCCCAAGTCTCCCTTAGTTTACATTAAGAGGCGAAAGGAATATCATCGTCCAAAGTATTAGCAACATACCCACCTTGAACAGGTGTAAGTGCATCACCACCAGTGAACTCAATAAGATCAACTACTTGAACTTTATTTAAGTAGCCTTTAACTCCACCACCATACTGTGTGTACGGCTTTGGAAAGTAACTTGCATTCACTGATGAACCATTACCAATACGCTTCTCGTTTGGAAAAGGTTTTAACTGTGAATCTGTAACAGGAATAGCACGTTGTGTACCGTTACGATCTTTAGCATACTGCTTTAGAGTAACGAAGTTACCACGCTCATCATCCTTATTCTTAATTGTAAGTCCATCAGCTTCTGCAATCTTTAAGTTCGCATCATCAAGATTACAAATCTCTATTGAATACTCACCATCTGGATTGAACTTTGTGTTTGGAACCATAACATGCGCCCAATAAGCTTGACCTGAAATAACACCCATAATTTTTCTCCTTTAAGATAATAACATTAAGATTATAACAATTTGTTTTTGACGTTTTGCTTGTAACTGTTCTGAGGGCAATCTCCTATTTGTTGTATTCGTAATTATAACATACTTTGTAGAGATGTTCAACACATATTTTGAATTAATTTAGCATCTGCTACAGGTATATGAAAGAAAGGTTCTTTTAAATGTGGCGCACCTGTCCTACTAGAGTTTTGAATTGTACCTACACTAGAGTTATGTACAGTAGTGTCTTTAATAAACCAAGCTTGAGTACAATCAGTATTGAAGATCACAAAATATAATTCATGGTCTGGAAACTCTTTCATCTTCTTATTGATTAGTCTTTGTTTTCTCTGTGGTATACGTACCTCTCTCCATGTATCAGGCCATTCAGTACCCCACTGATTCTTTATCTCAACTTCAAAAAAATAACCTTTATCTTTCTTAGCTGAGACATCAAAATAATAATCTTCTTTATCTGTAATATCAGTAAAGTTTTCTGATGCGAGGTATGATACCATAGCCTTCTTAGCTCTAGCATCATTCTCTTTGTAAGATTGTTTATCAAATCTACGGTTGTTGTGTCTCACATTATTTCCTTTCTAATAAGATACTAAGTAGTGTTCGTAAGAACTACACTACTTATTATCTATTAACTTCTTAAAGTACTGTCCTACTTTTATCACTTGTTCTGGTGTAGCATTAGACATTATACCATTAGCCAATGCAGAAACTATTTGGATATTACCTTTAACATATCCTTTGTTAGGGATAATTCTATCTAAAGAAGGAGAATCATAATTTTTTGTGTCATGGCCTCCAATAATAAATTCTATATCAAGAGCAGGACATTTGTTATCTATAGGCCATACATCTTTAATATCTTGTTCGGTAAGATTAAATGGAAGATTATTTTTTTTGGCCCTTTGTTTAGCACTATGCATTTTTATATATATAACATTGGATCCGTATCGTTTTTTATAGTTCTTTTTATTTCTTTTATATTCCTCTTTACGCCTCGCCTTATACTTTTCTGGATTCCTCCAGTATTCTTCTTTACTAGGCATATTAGTGTGTCTCCATCCATGTTGTTCCGATTTTATACTCACAATCAAGAGGACACCTAACTTTTAATGTAGCTTCTGTTTGTTTCATAGCATCCTTAGTGATCTTTCCAAACCTTTCACCGTCTTTCTTTATCACTTCAAACTGATACTCATCATGTACAGACGCAACTAACTTAGCATCAACACCTGACTTACGTATCATCTCATACATATGTACCAACCATTGCTTACATATGATAGCACCTGCACCCTGTAGTAAAGTATTTAGAGATGCATAATCTGCTCTGATGTGTAGTAACCTACCATCTAAAGCTCTTAGTGTTCCTTTCTTGGAACCTTCTATTACATTGTCACGTAGTGTCTTAAGCTTTGGCATGTTAGATAAGAACTTTGTGATAAGTTGTTGACCTTCTCTAGCAGAGCCACCTACAACCTTACCTATCTTAGCAGGGCCAGCACCATAGAGAAAAGCATATATAAAAGTCTTAGCTTGATCACGGTCTGTAAGACCAGCAGCTTTCATGTTAGCAGTATGTACATCACCATGTACAACTTCTTGTGTGAAGTTAGAATCATTCATATAGTGAGCAAGACATCGTAGCTCTAGTCCAGATGCATCAGTGCCAATCAGATCATGGGTATCAGGATTAGATACAGTCCATAGAGAACGACACTCCTTACCATAGGGGGAGTACACTGCTGGCACTTGAGCCATGTTGGGAGAGTTGTGTGCCATACGTCCAGTGATAGTACGTAGTGTCATAACTCTACCTCTAACCTTCTCGTCATCTTCTGACGCTTGTATCCAAGACTTAAGTAAACCAGTACGCTTCTGTAAAAGAAAGTATCTACTGAACATCTTAGCTTCAGGCATGTCAATAGTATCTAGTATCTCTTCAGAGACTATGACATTACCCTTGTCTGTTTTCTTTGTAGGTTTCCAACCACGTTCCATAAGACGTTCAGCTATCTGCTTACGACTAGCAATGTTGAAAGGAATATACTTGGTCTTAGTTTTAAGTTCGACCTTAGTTGGCTCAAACATTTCTTGTGCCTTGTCTTCTAGATCACGTTGCTCCTCTTCAAGCACACACAAGAAAGATATAGCACTACGTATATCAAAAGCAAAACCATTCTTTTCTTGTTGATCTATTATTAACCTGATCTTTCTCTCAAGCTCATAGCTATCTTGTGAAAAGTCTTTACCTTCTTTCTCTAGTTCTTGTGCTACTCTACGAGTAACCTTAACGTCTTGCTTGCAGTACTCAAGCATCTCTTCTGTGAATACTTCAAACTCTGTGTAGTCACCCTTTGGAAAGTTAAGTCTCTCACCCCATGCTTTGAGTGAATGTCCACCATCCCTTACAGGATTGTAAAGCTGAGACTCAATAAGAGTATCACGTATCTGTGTAGGTTTAATAGAAGAACCTGTAAGTCTATTGAGTATAGGGGCATCAAAGCTAATACCATTATGCATAATAAACTTTTCGATACGTGTAGACCACGTAGCAAAGTCTTTACACTGATTACCTACCCATACCTTTTCTTTACCTGTATCATAATCACATGCTACAATACAATGTATAAGGCTAGGGTTGAAACCATCAGTTTCAATGTCAACTACTGCTGTTACCATAATCAATCCTCAGTAAAAGGGTTATCAATCTGTGTCATTCTACCAGTTTCTTTATCATAATGCAAGCGACAAGCGACACCAGTATCACCTGTGTATCTATTCTTTAGGATACGAATGGTGGTGGTGTTAGATTCTATCTCATCTTCAGCTTGCTGATTACGTTCCAATCCAATGACGCTATCACTAAGGTGTGCTATACTAGCAGAACCTCTGAGGTGAGATAGAGATACTTCTCTACCGTCCTCATGTCCTCTATCACCTGATGGTCTACGTAAGTGACTTACAAGTAACAGTCCTACACCTGTCTCTTCAACAAGAGAACGTAGCTTGGTCATAAGAATATCAATAGACTTACGCTCATCGCCATTGTCTTCTTGACCTGATACTAAGATAGAAAGGTGATCAAGTATGATCCACTTACAGCCTAGTCCTTTAGCCATAAAACGTACACGGCTTAGTATCTCATCGTTAGAGATAGAACCAAAGTGATCAAACGCAAAGAACCTACCAGTACCAATGGTGGCTTTCTCCCACTCCTTGAGTTGCTCCATAGAGTATTGATCTCTGATCTCCTTGATGTACAACCTAGCGTTAGCTTCAACTGACATGATGTTGAACGCTGTGTTCTTGATGTTCTCTTCCATAGCAAGCACACCAATGTTATCCTTGGTACTGGACATGATGTGATGCATAAGCTCACGAATGATACTGGACTTACCCATACCAGCCCCACTAGTAAAGGTTACTAGCTCACCAGTACGCATACCATAGGTCTTGTCATTCATCTGAGGCCAAGGATACTGTACAGTTTCACAGTAGTTCTCTTTGTATAGATCATCTCCTAACTCAGAAAGATTTACAATACCTGCTGGTGTAAAAGGACTTGCATTCCACCAATCCTTTGAGAACTTCTCACGTTGATTGGTCTTGAGATACTCGTTGGCATCCTTCAGTTCCATGTCCATGATCAAGCACTTGTTAGGTTCAAACAAGCCAGCAACTT